AGGTAGGTGTTGGTGTTGGTAAATTATAACACTCACAATTTTTTTCCCCATTTCCATCATAGAATATTGTAACAATATCTCCAACACTAGGTTTTCTTGTGTTTTGACCATTACAATCTGATTGGATTATTGTTAATTCATTTGACCCATCTAAACCGCTCATTTGTGTTATATAGTTAGCCGTAACCACATAATAATCACCAACCATAACCTTCCAATCAACAGGATTGGTTAATGTATTACCACTAAAAAATCCCCTCATTGCTGCTCTGTTATATACCGATTCAACTGAAGAATCCATAAAAGGAATTCCATATGTATTTGTTTCGTTAGCATCAACCAAATAAGGATATTTAACATATTGTTTATTTGATTGTGGAACACCTGCGGTATTTTGACCATTAAATTCAGGTTCTAAAACAAAACTATTTGCTTGATTGTATGTAATTGGTAATTTATCGTATGATACTTCACTATCACCGACTTGAAAATACGCAACGTTAAATCTACCTTGAGACAATTTTTGTCTTCCAGTATCGGTTATTCTTGTATTAACTAACCCCGATGTATTTTTTATTATATATCCCATTTAAATTATAAATATCTTTTTTTTAAGTTTGTAAAATCTCAACACCACAACAATCACAACCATTAACTTTTGGATTCGCTAATTGTAATGTATATGTTCCACCAGCAAAAGTACATGGACCTGATGGTGCATTTATTATATTATTCGTTGATGACCCACTAATCACACCATTACTTCCAATGGTAAGTGTGTTTTTATAAACTCTATATTCTTGATTTTTGAATATTAGTGTAGGAATACTACAAGGACCGCTAACCGATGAAAAACTATTCAACGAATTATATGGTGTCATAAGTCCAACCCCCGTAATTGTTGTAAAATTATTATATACAGGTTGTACAGAAATAGTATTCGGGTAATATGTTAAAGTTCCGATATGTACCAAATCAAATGTTATTGTAATTCCTGCAGGTAGTGTAGGCGCATTAACTTGAAATGTCCCTCCTACAGTATATCCAAAACTTAATTGATATGTCACACCTGGTGTTGATAACAAAGTAACCGAAGTTTGTTCTGCAACCCCATTACTATCTATAATTTTAACACCATAATTTCCAGGACCAAGATTTTGAAAATAAGGTGAGTTTTGATAAGTTTGTCCAAAGTTTATAGAATATTGATATGGAGGTGTCCCACCATAAGGTGTTATCATAATACTACCATCTTGACCACATATCGCCTTATTTGTTGAGACCGTAAAACCGACTAAACTTTCATCACTACAACTTCCACTTAATACTGCAACATTATATAAAGAAGCATCCCCAAAATTTTGCCAATTACTAAGTGGTGGTGTTTGGGAATTATAATTAACAATTTGACTATTATTAGAATATCCCGTTATTACCCACTGATTTGGTGTAGATCCTGTGTTCCAATATAAATAATATTGTCCTCCACTACTTTCCCAACTTGGCTGACCATTTACGTTACTTACATAACTCATTGTATATTGTAATTGAGCAAAAGGATCATTACTTGAACTTCTAACTAATAAAAATAAACAAAGATCACCATATGTTTTTGGTATCACAGGAATACTACAAGGACCAATATACGACTCAACAAACATATATTCATCTGAAGTTCCTTCTTGCCATTCATACATTAACATAGTGTCTGTTGTTGGGTAATCACCATTGTTATTATCTAAGAAAGCGTAATACTGATTTGTATTACACTCGAAAGTCGTACAAAATACCCACGTATTTGATTCACCGTCCCAAAAAACTAAACCTAAAGATATTAAACCATTTGAAATTATGTAATACGGTTTTGTGTTTTTTACACCAGCAGCTTCGGCCGTTATATAAACATTTCCTGTTTTACTTTCTAAAACAAAACACATTGCCGAATATGTTATTGTTTGTGCCGTTAAGACACAAGTTGTATCAATTACAAAATCACCATAATAATCAATAACTCTTGCGTTATACTCACCAGTGCCTAAATTAGTTAAAGCAGGTGCATAACTACCTATTTCCCAAAAAATTGTATAAGGGGGAGTTCCTCCTGTCACTAATAACTGAGCAGATCCATCAAAAGCGTACTGATTACTTGGTTCTTGTACTAAACAAGTCACGTCCATTGGAAATATTGTTAGTACGTCACACTCATTAGTTCTTTTGATTGATGGTATTGTTGGGGGACAAACATCTCCCACACATTGACTCATTATTTTAACTTTGGTTGTACCTGTATAATCAAAAAATGGATATATTTTCGAACAAAAATTTACGGTAGTTCCTGTTGGGAATTGTTGAACTACAATATTACCATTATTTCTTACATAAATAGTGTCGTAAAGTTCATCTCCATAATCAACAAAATAACATATCGTACCACAACTACACTCGACTTCAGGATTTAACTCAATGTCATAAATTATATCACATTCAATTTCACCAAGCGAAAAAACATAAAAACAAGTAGATGGTTCGATAAATGGTGCTAAAATTGTTATAGACACAAAATCGTTTGTATATCCACTCAACTCTTGATTGTTAGATATTATCGGTTCATAAGAACCATCACAAGAATATAAAACGTAACAATTTTCCATTATCTATATAAATAATCTATTACCTAGTTTTTTTATGTAATCTTTCATGTTGTCAATATATTTGACGGTTGAGCTAGTTTTTTCAATATAATCAAAATATTTTGGGTCTTTTTGTAAAAATTCAATTGGGTTTTTTTCTATAAAGTCACCTTTATAAAATTTGTTGTGTTTTAAATTTTCAGTAACTCCAGCCATGTGAAGTATTGGTTTTTTTTCATAAATCTCAATTGTGTCAGTGGCCCAAGAAAAATCTAATTCAGGAGTTATCTTAGTTTCTTTATTAATCAACCATAAGTTCCACAATAGTGACCACATCTCTGAAGTCCAAAACTGTATTTGACCTGTGTTGATCGGATACTTTCTTTGGAATTTGATTAGTGTTGAATGCATCTCATTTGAATTTTTATATATCTTTTCCCAAACTTCATAGTTTGTATTTTTAATGAGGTATTGACCACCTCCTGAGTTGTTTTGATTTTTAATTATAACTTCCTTATCAATACCAATAACGTCACACATTAAATCTATTAATTCTTCATTTCCACAATTTTCGAATTTGGTTTCATAATTTTTAGAACAATTTTTCAAATAATCGTATCCAATATAACCAATCGTATCTGACAAATAACAAACCTCATCATTTAACAACCGATCAAAACTCGGTAGTTCATTAAAAATAATATCAGCATCGTGAAGAAAAAATAACTCACCATGTTTGGGATTTTTTTGAATCCACTTTGAAATTAAATATGGTTTTATTGATGGTATATAATGTTTATTGTCTCTATCGTCTTTAAAGAAATGAATTTGTATTCCTAATTTTAAAAGTTCGATTGCCTCGTCGCTTGATTCTTTTTTTTGTTCAGGAATGGAAAATATAACGTGGATATTTTTTGGGTTTATACCTTTACTGATAAAATTATGAACATACAATCGAATTTGCCAATGAAAATATGGTACATCAGGTTGTGCCGTTACAAAAATTAAATCGTCCATTAAACTATATTAACATTAAAAACTAAAAAGTGAATTACGACTAACTATCACAAATTACAATTTCAAATGTTTCACATGTTCCGTCAGTTAATAATAAACCAACAGCAGGCGCTGTGTCGAATTGTGAGTTAATTGTTATGGTTTCAGGTGTTGTTGTGATAATACCTCCAAACACACATTGATTTTGATAAACATCACAGGTATATGCCGTTACTGGTAATGTAAATCCGCTAACAGAATTAATAGTTATTTCATTCATATTAACAACTTACACAAGCAATGTCGTAGTTTATTTTTAAATCTACAATTATAGGTGTATTGTCTAAAATATTTACGGTTTCGTTTTCACAATTTTTTTGAATTTTACTACAATCGCTCGTGATCGTTATTTTGTTGTTTTGTATATCCACAACAACATTAGAAATACCAGGAAAACTATTCAAAACCTCAATGATTGTATTCGCCCAAATAGTATCAGTTGGGTAGTCAGTGAATCCTGATGAACTATAAAAGATTTCTTCTTTAGTTTCACCATCAACACTCGCAATAATTATAAAATCTGCAGATGTTATTATACAATTAGTATCTCCACTAGTTAGATCGGTAAAACCTTCCCAAAACATTTGTCTCACACCTCTTTTGGTAACCGTATTTACACTTTCAAATGTCTGTTCACAAACAGTAAAAGTTCTGTAGTTAGAAACACTTTTTGTCCCAAATAAAACTACGTCTTTTTTTAAACCACAACCGTTACTGTCAGTAATTTCTAAACTATATTCTCCTGATGATGCTCCTGTTATTACTAAACCTGTTTGAGTTCCAACATCGCCACTCCAACTATATGTAAATGGAGGAGTACCTCTTGTTATATAAACACTTATTCTTCCATCACCACCAAAAACAGGTTGATTAACATAAAAATCAAAACTTACTTTATTTGACGGTGATATAAAAATTGCAGATTCTTCATTACATGTTGGCAAACTACTATCTGAAACAATAAGATCATAATTTCCAGGTGGTAAATTTTCGAACATACCTAAATTGTTGTTGAAAATTTGTTCGTTACCTTGTGGTCCAACTAAAGTAAATGAGTATGGATAGGTACCTCCCGTTGAAACTAATATTTCAACAATCCCATTGTTAAATCCGCAAGTGGTTCCTGTTGTATTTGCGGTTACTGAAAATGAAGAGACATTATTTATTGATGTGGTTCCAGTAAAAGTACATCCATTTTCATCTGAAACCGTTATAATATAATCACCTGAACTTAGTCCATTAAAAGTTTGTATTGGATTACCAAAACTAACTGATTGGTAATAACCTGAATCTCCTGACACACTATAATTAAATGTCGATAAAGGTGGATTACCTTGATCTACAATAATCTGAATTGTTCCATCGTTTGATGAACAATTAGAATTTGTGGTGTTTATATCAACCTGATAAAAAGTATTTGGATTTAATACCGATGTTTGAGCATAAAAACTACATAATCCCGCATCTGTGACATTAACCGCAAAATAACCCGCAGAAACGCCAGTGAAAGTATATGAACTTGCGAATGAAATTCCAACTTGTCCTGACGAACCACTATAATAGAATGGTGCGGTACCTCCAGTTATTACAACATCTACTGTTGCATCATCAATAAAACACGCACTACTTGGTGTTACAAAAAATGCGCCTAAACCAATAATATCAACCGATGGAACGTTTATTGATTTTATACTAACACAATTATTTGGATCTTCAACTTGAACTTGATATATTCCATTGGTCAATCCTGTTACTGTTGATCCTGATTGTCCATTAACATCAGATAACCATGTTATAACATAATTAGATATTGGTGTCAATCCTGTGATAAATATTTTTCCACTACCTTCATTATAACAACTTGAGTCACTAACAACGTAATAACCAAAATCGAAGGCTGTTGAGGGTTGTATTAATAACGATGCGGTACTTCCCGTACATCCACCACCATCGTTTGCTATAACATAATACGTATCGGCACTTAAATTAGAAAATTCAAAATATAACTCATTTGTGGTACCACTGGACATATAATTATTTAAACCATCATATAGATAATAAAAAGATTGACCATACACATATTCCGTTGCTGCGGTTATCGATCCATTATTAACACCACAAGTAGTATCACTAGATAATGCAGAAACCGTTGTTCCTGACGAAATGTAAATTACAAGAGGTAACGTTTCTACTGAGTCTTGGACTCCAACAAAATAGGTGTTTGAAAATAATCCCGTGGCCTCGTAATAATTGGTTGTTGCTGAAGTTGGTATTGAACTTCCTGATGTAATGTCATAAACTAACCAACTTGGTCCGCTATCACCAGTAACACTAAATGAAAAACCTCCCGAGCCTGTATTCGAACAATCTCCAGTTACCGATAAGTTATATATTTCAATGTATCCCATTATCCGTTACATAAAACTTGAAAATCTAACCCAACATTGATTTGAAAATCATCAAATGTTGAGGTGCAATTATTATTAAAAACCGACACGGTTTCATTTTCTATGTCTATATCATAACTATATCCATCTACTTGTAAAGTGGATAGACTATCTTCCAGAGCCACTAACCATTGTTGTTGTGTTGGTGCGTTCAATGCACCATATGTTGTTAAAAACTGATTTTGAACAATAGGTGCTCCATTTATTCTTAGATCAACATACCAATTTGCAATTATAGTAGTCCCTAAACAATCCGCATAATTTATATTTGTGGATTCATAATATTGTTGTAACGTTTGGTTTAAAATATAACCGAAGGATACTACTGTTGGATCATTATTCCATGGGAATATTCCGCACTCAATTACTTGTGCGGGACAATCATACGTATAGAGTTGTGTAATAATACTACATGGCTTACACGGTACTGGTATAAATTTACAACCTGTTTGTCTTCTCCAAACAAATTTTTGTCGGTGGAAAATAGAATTTTCTAATTTCATACCTGTAGTCCAAATGGTTGTTGCTGGAATCATTTGTTCGATCAAATTTATCCAATAATTTCCTAATCCATTCACATAATCAATCATTGTTTGATATGTGAAATTATCATTTTGAATACCCGCCAATTCTTGTGACTCCAAGTATTTCCAATATATTGATTGTAATGTTGGATAACCTCCAGTTTTACCATCGGTAATAAACTGACGATTTCTAACATTAATCATGTTTCGCCAAAAAGTTTGTGCGAATTCAAAAAATGTTTTTTGTTTTGGTTTTGGTACTATTTCAGTCCAATCGATACCCCCTCGTTTTGGGTATGGATTTGATACATTACAAGGTGTCGGCGGAATGTAATTTAATCCTTGTTCAGGAATTGGGAAATTGTATTGTCTTGACATTGACCATACATCATAAACCAAACCTTGAGCTGGATTCATAAATATATCAACATTCTTTACGTTAAGTACTAAACAATCTTCAGACGCTGTATAATAAGCATTAAAACCACCATCAAAACTTTGTCTTAAAATTCCTTGATTATCATACCAACTCTTTTTATTGTCTGCAATTTTTTGAAGTCTGTACCCTAAATTCATATATGGGAACTCTCTATATCTTTGAAGATACTCTTCTCCGTAATTGAATGGTAATAAGGTAGTTTGAAAATCGGGGTTATTTCCTGTGAATACACTATTAGTTATATTTGTTACCGCAGGCATTCTGTGTTGTGGTGTCGATTCAAACCACCCACCGCCAATTTGGTAATAATAATTTTCAGTGGATCTTGGCATTTGAGGACACCCAAAGATATCAACAGGATAATCATCTCTTGTTGTTGTAACATCAACAGTAAGACTATTTGTGGTAAATCCTGTGTATTGTATTCCTTGTATTGAAAATATGTTATTTGTTTGTAATGTTGGGAATTGTTGAGTAAAGGTTCCTCCGGTGATTTGTTTATATTGTTGTTCAAAATCACTCATATTGATTCTTTGATCTGCAACATAAACATATTCATTAAATTCAGTTAGAGCCTCAGGTGCCCCAATTAATTTTAATAAACATTCGATTGATTTTCTAGTACCTTTTGATTTAAAAAGGTATGCAGAATTCAAAATTAAATTTCTATAATATTGATAATTTAACTCATCAGGAGTTTGACCTTTTGATAGTCCCGAAAATGTATTAGTTGTCGGTGAAAATACACTCTGTAGCAATTGTTCATTAGTTATAGGTGAAATGTTAGTTTTCCACCCTAAAGTTTCTGCTAGATTTTTTAAAAGTTGTGAAGGAATATCGTTTTTAACGATATAATTAACGTTGTTCATATTTGCCAAAGCATTTATGAATGTTTTTGTTTCATCAAAACTTCTACCATATATTTGTAATACCTTTTCAAAACTTTGATCTGGTGTATCAAACTCTTTTAAAGCTGCAGTGGTCAAAAATCTAGAGATCAAATTGGTTTTGTACTCATCTAAATTAATACCATATTCACTAAGTTTTTGAAGGTAGTTATCAAAAGCCGCTGATTCGATATCTAAGTTCCAAACCCCATTAAGTGGGAACGTTGCATATTGTTCAGTAAAAACGTATGTTCCGGCTTCATTTTCAATAGGTACTCTAAAACTTGCGGTGTATATTGGATTTACATTTCTATTTAACAAGAAGTTTTCGACAGGATCTAAACTATCATTAAAAACTTTATTTACCTCAATATTATTAGGTCTAATAACTAAGTACTCATACGAAATTGAATTCCCAGAAAAAGGATTTCCTTCAACGATCAACTTAAAGGTAACTGAATTATTATCAATCGGGTAAATAAAATTAACAGGATATTCTTGTTGTCTAATAAATAATGAATATTTTTTATACTCAACCGTCATATCTCGTAGTGGTGAAACAGGAATTTCTCGTAAAGCCAAGTTTCTTGTGGCATCAACTGAAAAATCAATATCTAACGGATTGTTAATTGATGTTATTTTTATCTCAAATTGTGTTTCATTATCAACGACATCATAAATCGCATTAAATGCAGTTTCGACATTTAATAGTTTGGGATTTACGGGAGATATTTCTAAAGCCGCTGGAAAATAATTAATAATTTTCGTAACAGACGTTGATAATCTTTTCGTTAATGAACCATACTCGGTAAAATTCGTAACTTGTGATAAATCATAATTAGGATATACCTGAAAATTATTTGTAAGAATATTTCTTGCCTCAAGAACACTTTCGATGTTCATACTTTTCAAACTCATAGGGTCTGAAAAAGTACCTATATTGAAATTTCTGTTTTGTTTTTCAGATATCGAGGTCGTAAATTCAAAATTTGCCTGCGTAAAACCACCTCCACCAACGAGCTGTAATCCAACTATATTGTCAGAAAACGTGCCTTGACCGCTAGCGTTTTGGGGTGGACAGGTAAATTTTTGTGTTGCCATTATGCCGTTATATTAGTAAAGCTTTTACTGAAATCTATATTAGTACCTCTATCTTGTCTAACTTCATATAATAGTTGATTAAATTGGTCTTTAATTTCGTAAAGGTTATATTGCTTATAGATGTTATTATTGGAGTCATAAATAGTGTAGATACCATCATCAATTGATTTGGTTTGATTACCATAAAGAGCGATTGCCAACGTTGAGATATCTTGATCAACAATTTCTACTTCAGTGGTTATAGGATTGAAATATGTATTTGTAATTATGATATTTTGATTTGGCTGACCGATGTATGGTGTCGCATTTGGTTTGTTTGTAGGTGAAGATGATGGGGATAAAGTACAGAACATTAAATTAGTTGCTCCATCCACATATCTATATCTAATAGATTTTTGAATCGTATTTGTTAAATTTTGAACCACAGGTTCGCAATAAAAAGACGAAGTTATTATTCTAAAAAAGTTTGGAATTTTAGTTCCGTTTGGATTCAAATATTCAACTCTAAAACCAACCAACCCTTGATTAACAAATTTATTACGGTATTCGATCGGAACTTGGTTTATGTCAATAACAATCCCTTTAACATTTGGTAAGGCAGATAAAACACCACAATCATTAATCGTAGTTCTAATTTCTGCAGGTCTTATTAAAAGTGTATATATACCTAATTTATTAAATTGGTTTGCCGGCAATTTCAAATTATATAGACCACCCAATATTTCAACATTCGCATTTCCTCCTGTGTCTGAATTATGAAAATAAGGTCTCAAAACGTCTTGTGCGTTCAAAGTTGTTAAAATAAAATTATTTGTATCATCCCTACTTGGTGTATATGTTAGTATAATCTCAACATCTTCGGGACTAACATCTGAACCTCTTACCGTTCCGTAACTACCTGTTGCCATATTTTTTTCTCTTTTTTATAAATAGTTATGTCGCGATTTTTTCGACATTAAAGAATCCATATCCGTATTTTTCTAGATCTCCCACACTATCAACTTCACCTAATCTCATAACACTTTCTAACGGGGCATAAACACCCCTCTCAACATAAACGTTAGATAAAACTTGTAATTCATCAACAACATTTAGTAAAGCCTCATTTTTTGTAATAGCACTTAATATAAGATCGTTTTGAGTAAATCCTGAAGATTCAACAACATATATGGTAAAATCTTCATAATCATAATAAGTTATGTTATTTATAGTGTATGCTGTGTAAAGACCTGAAGGATCTGGTCCTATGAACTCACCAACCAATCCCGTACTACCTGTGACAGGCCCATATATATATTTACCCCCAATTAAACTACTTACTGGCCCATATTGTATTAAGTCACTAATTGAAGATTCGGTATATCCCGTGATAAAGAAAGGTATTGTAGTGTAATTGTAACTATAAAAATCATTTATGTTGGTGTTTGAATCTCCGCTAAATATATAATCATAACTTATTGGAGTTCCTGACCAACTTCCGCCTGCAGGAACAAAAAATGCGGTTCCGTTAGGGTTTGGTATTGTAGTACCTGTAAATGGTACAACAACATCCTTTTCTACATATGATATCCCCCATGGAGAATATGATGTTAGTGTTATTGTATATACATTATTACCTGATGGATATTGGTGAAAAACGGGAAGAGGACTTGTTATTGGTTGTTGTGGTGATCCATCTCCCCAATCAATTACATATGTTGATTGTTGTAAAAATTTTGCAAACTCAATATCCGATGTGTTATAAAAATAATATGAATATCCCAAAGGATCTGTAATGGTATCGGCACTAAATAAGAAATTTGTTAAAACTTCTTTTTGTAATATAGCACCATCAAATACTGAGTAATATCCAATATCTACCGTATTTTGAATCAGTAGTAGATTTATACTTAAACCTGTTAATATAGAGTTTCCATCGGTACCTCCCGATAATACCTCACGCATGGGTAAATAATACCCAGTATTTCCTGTTACTGTTGTAATTGTCTCTGCGGTAATCGGACAACATGGATCTATTAAAATTCTAATGTCCGTCTCTCCTGTAAAAGGTACTGAAATCAAATCACCTTTTATATTTTCGGGTGAAACTATAAATTTATAATATTGTGTATCCATTATGGGTTAACGTATTCATACCATTTTATCGGACTTGAGGATCCTCCAATTCTATTTAATCCATTCACGTCTGTTACTTCGTAGGTAAAATCTGAATAGTTTAATTTAACTCTATAATAAAAATAGTCTGCCCCGTTAAAAGTGAATTTACTTGGTACCAACTGTGATTGCGGTGTGTTTGTCATATCAACAAAGACACCCAACTTACCATCAAAAAATTTGGCACTCATATAAAAAGTATCTATATTTATGTAGTCTCTATTTCTTAACCAATAAACAAAAAAACCTTCTTTATCACCCAAAAAATCCAACTTATAAGTTGGTATTTTAATATCAACGTTTGGTATTTGTGGCCCCAATTGAACATTTTGTGTTAATCCTTGTTGAGTTGGTATTACAATTGTTAAGTAATTTTTTTGAGTTCGTTGATTTGTCGTGTCGTAAAAATCTAATTTAAAAAATGACTTTTTAAATGAATTTGCGTTGTAATACACTTCAGCAACGGTAAATCCTTCATTGATATATGTCGACCCCCAATTTGTCGCATTTACAGTATTTGCGGTTATTGGTGTGATATTATCATAAAAATTAAATTCATAATTAATATCAGTATCTTCATTTGCAAATGGTTTATGTGAAAACCTAATTATTTCAAAATCTTTTATTTGACCTAAAATTTCTTTTAGTACCGTATCTTCATATTCCTCAATTGCTTGATCTCTACCTGAAAAATCCCAAGTCATTTCAACAGGAATATTTAAATAGTTATCTAAGTCAGATCTTAATATTTTAACTTTATTCACATTCATCGACTATCGGATCTTGTATTTGGGTTATGTCAGGTGTAAGAATACCTTGTGTATATTCGCTATCGACATTGTAATTTTCAGGAGTAATTCTAAATACGATATCTGTGTAAGGGTAATGTTTTCCGTTTAAAAAAGGAAAATCAACCCCACTGAAATCTTCATCAATATAACCATAAGGTAATAGATCTCTCCATCTAAAAGTATTTGATAATTGTGAAAAGTAAGCATAATCAGGAATTCCAACTACTGATTCATTTCCTTCTTCCACATAACTAGAATAACTTCGTATTTGAATTGGTGAGTGTGGATCATAAAAATATCCAAGTTGATTTGTTGGTGGTTGACCTGTACTTTGATAAAAGTAATTCGTGTTGAATTTTATTTTGTGTCTGTATTCTGAAATTACCCTTTCTAATTGATCATAATTATTCCACTCACAATAATCACCATCAATAGTATCGCCGCTGGTTAGTGTTTCATTATAATAAAATGGCCCTGTGTTGTTGTACAAACTATTATATTGTAATTGTTGGATATTAGTATTTGACAATGGATTTGCTTGATCCCACCATGCCGATGGGGCACCATTATTTAAGTATGTATTAAAAAACCATCCTTGTTTTAAATTTCTTGACCAACCAAAATAACCTCTCCATAATGTAGTAAAAAACAACTCACTAATAGGTCTTTTTTGATTGTCTCTATATGGTTGAACGTCGATGTCACAATTAAAACTTAGTGTGTATGATTGACTAGATTCTTTAACTGACGATCTTGCAATTTGATTTGGTGTTAAAGCTTGATTCTCAAACTTAGTTTTGGTGTTAAAGGCATTTTGTTCAAATCCTGAATTTACTAAAACAGAACACTGAACATCCGTTATTATTTTATGTCTTCTTATATAATACTCACTTTTTGTTTCGTTAATATTATTAATGTTAATAACTCTTTTTAAAAATCCTTGAGTTCCTGTTACAAAAGTAGTACCCGTATAACCGACATTTACTAAATTAAAGTAATATTCATTGGAATCAAATCCTGGTGTTCCTAAACTTGTGACTTGAAAATAATTTTCCCCATTGTAAGAAATTGTTAATTCTACGTAATTTCCGGCAGTTAGTCCATGCGGTAATGGACAATAAAAACTTATTACTCTTCCGTTTATTTCAGAACCAACACGTATCACAAATGGAATACCCTGAGATGCGGTCCAAACCCAAGAATTGTTTGATTTTGGTTCGGTAAGATTTAAAGTTTTGGTATAATCATTTTCAAAGGGATAACTTATATAATGAGTCCAATTGTATGTAGAAGCACTTAATGGTTTGAAGTTAATGTGATTATTGGGGGGTGATGTATATCCAACAATTCCTCTATCGGTTCTAATAAAATCAAATTCGAAGTATTGTGGAAAACCATCCCATGGTGTTGGTAAGGCACTTTGTCCAATATTTCCACTAGGAAATGCCGTTATAGTATTTTGTAATTCATTGGTGTAATACAAATTATTTTTAAATGGTATATAAGTAGTTGATCCAGTAATTGCATTATCAAAGACAATACTATACTTACAAACAGGTCTAAAAATTGTAGATTCTTGTCTCTCAACATCGAATAGATCTTCTAAATTCACATTTATTGTTCTGTCATATTCGGTGATTAGTTTGGTACTTTGTTGTAATGGAACATTAATAGCCCCATCAACATTTATGGCCCCTTTGAATCTTCGATCACCCAATATTATATTTGTATTTTCGTCGTACATTAGAAATCGGCTACATAAAGTTTATAAAATTTATCCACTGCGGTGTTTCCATTAACTAACCCAAAATAGAAATAATAAGGAGCTCCAACAACAAAAGTGGATATAGGTGTTACAACAGGGCTCGGAACCCCTTGTAAAACGTTAAATGGGATTGGATTTGGTAATGGTGGGTTTGTTGCCGTAAAATTACTTATAAATCCAAACTTAGTTGTCGAAGTTCTATATTTTTCAAGTGGTGTATCAAAATCAACATCTTGATATTGTTTTTGGAAAAATCCTAATTGAGCATTTACACTATCGGTGTACCAATTGTTATTTTCATTACCAAAAATACTAAATCCCGTACTTAATGACCATTTGTAATTTGGGACAACTTGAGACTTAGGATAACCAAATGATTGTTGTATTAACGGTGATTGATTAAACGTTTCGATTCCAGGTGACATAATTCTTCTATATCTAAACTCATCAGTTCTTGACGAAAAGAATACACCAAACACTGGTTTGTTACCCCCCCCAAAATAAATGTATGAATTAGGATTGGTAAGACCAATTAGATTTTCTGTAATAAAAGGTGAAACTTTCCATTCTGAGTTAATTGACATCATTTGAGCAATGTCACCATCTATTCTTTGTCCTTTTCTATCGTTATCAAAAAATTCATTAATACCTACACCTTCTCTAACATTATTACCGATTATGCCTGCTTGCATACCTTTTCTAAACGTATTATTTAAAATTCTTGATAAGAATGCCAATTGTAAAATATCTGAATTGTCTTGATATGATGTTGGAGTTGTTTGGTTTGCGTAATAAGACCCAAAAGAAGGATTGGCACAGATTTGATTAACAAACAAATCTCTTGGTCCCAAATCAACAACAGTTGTTGGGAATTGTACTTGTTTTACATTATACGCAGCTCCAGGAAAATTTAACAAAGCCTGTATAAACCCGCTAGTATTTGGAGATTCTTTACCTATGAATTGTTGTGTGGATTCATTCCATGGGGAACATCTATAGTAGAAGTTATTTGTAATATCATTATGAATGATAACGTCATCACAGTATGCTTTATAAAATTTTCTTGACGTATAATTAGGATTATTTGGATCTAAACCAAACAATTTTCGAGTATTAAATGAAAACATATATAATACACCATTTACCCAATTGTTTTGAAATGTTTGTGAAAACACACCTCTACAAGCGGCAAAGTTCAAAGTAAATCTAACTTTCCATTCTAATAATAATGCGGAGTCGTATTTAAATGCATCTCCAATCAAATACCATCTTTTGTTTGCAACCTCATCTCCTTTGTTTAATAAACAATAACATCCTTTTACCACACGTCCAGGTGGAATCGAGCATTGATCAGCAGGTATAATACCAACATTATTACCACTACCTGAATAACATTGTAGTGACACCATATTTTCACACTGAAGAGTATCGGTTAATGCAGATGTAATAGGGTCGAGATCTGCTTGTCCTCCGTCAGGTATATCAAACCCTGCTTGAATTACTTCAGGTGCTTGTTCTCCGTTTGCAGAATAATATGTGAAGTTATTATTTTGATGTAATCCATATCCCGTTACTAATGAAACACCATTTTCAACTCTCGTTGATGTTGGGATGCGATCACTTCTCATAACGATTCTATTTCTGTCTGTAAAATTCACAGGAGTTAAGAAAGTATTTCCGTAATAAACAGGTGAATACAAATAATATAACCTATTAAAGTTTGCATTTGGTGGTGCATTTAAATAATATTTATCTGTTCCATTCGCAAAATAATAAAACTGAGAAAGAAAAATTGATCCTGGCGATAAACTTAAATTTGTATTTGATTTCAAATAAGCACCTCCACCAGCACCTGTTGAAATTGGTTGTGGTGGGTTCACTAAGGGACTATAATAAGGTAAAGTACTTGTTGTTGGAAATACAATTGGGTTAGTGGGTCCCGCTAAATTTGTGGAGTTCGCCGGAAGAACACCTATAGGAGTATATGATGAATATATAGGATCATCAGTTGCAATGTAATAATATGGTAATGTAGATGTAAATGCAGTAAAATTAGGATTAGATCCTGATGGACCACTTATTTGTAGTGAATAAGAATTAAAATATAAATTATGTCCTGCGTTATTTCCTGTGTTATGGGATTTAGGTTTTCTTGGTGTGGTTGGGTAAGCCTGAATTGGTACGTTTAAATAATAATCACCACTAACTAATAAATTTGAATTTTGACCAAAAGTTGTGTAACCAAAAATTCTTGACAAATCATATGAAATATTTTGTTTTTGAGTGTGGGGATCAACACCTCTAACCATAATAATAACCTCGAAGTTTTGATACCCTGGCATGTATTGTAAGGCTGGTGAAGTTGTTCTGATGTTATAGGAAGGGGAATTTGGATTGAAAGGGAATAATCCGCAGTCAGGTGTTGCATATTTTATTCTATGTAACAAATATTCATTAGGAAATAAACCTGGCGTTGTATTATTTGACATAGAAAGAAAGGTGCCAACAGTCATACCCGTAACCACTTGGAAATATTCTATGTCTGTTGGGTATTTTAAATAACTTTCTTCATACCCGTTTATTCCTGGTACTCCTTGTAATGTGGAAGGTATTTGTGTTTCTGTTGTTGCGGTAATAATTATTTGTGATGTTAAATTAGATACTTGATCAATATTAAAAAAATTAGCATATCCAACACTTACGGTTGTCTGTCCTGTAAATGTAACTCCTGTAATTGAGTTTGTTTGAAATTGATTAAATGATGCCCCTGTTAAATTAACAAATGAATTAGATAGATTTGGATCTTGAAATGAAAAGAATTGTCCCGTACCCAAAGAACTTGTCGTTCCAGGATTTGCCAAAACCACTAATACTTGGTCATAAAAATTATTTGGTGAATTATTAACATTTACTTTAATTCTATTCGGTCCGACACCAGTACCAGCGTTTGTAAAATATTTATCTCTTGTATTGAAATCATTGAGTTTTTGCGGATAAGTAACCGATGTTGGAATCGCAAACCATCTTTCATTTAAACCTATGGTACTATCTTTTCTTGCAGACCACAAAAATGGTTGTGGTGCGTGTAATAAGTCTTTTTCGTTTGGTGTTAATTTTATAGGGTCTGTTGAACTTAATATATCATATCCTGAGAATATTCTTAAAAAGTCAAAACTAGCCCTTACGACTAATTCAGGGTCAATATCTTGTTGTTGTAATGTGTATGAAAAAGACTGAAAGTTTTTAATCGGTCCGCCACAATCAAAAAGACCATCGTCAGGGTCATTTGAGTCTATTGGGTTTTGATTTAAATTTGGATGTGATATATCATAAGAACCAGGTGAGTTTACAGGTGCCAAAAAACTTCTTGGAACTGCCAACTGAACATTCGAACCACTACCTGATTCGGCAATTTGTTGGTCTATTTCGTCTTGAATTGATTGAGGTGTGACATCATCATCTAACTCGGCAGTATTACACTCACATTCACAAGTTGTGCAATCATTATATGTTATCATTGGAAACCCTAATCTAGGTATATTAAGTCGTCTCCATGTTCCATTTCTAAAATCAAATATTGCGGCGGTAATAAATGCTAAATAAACTATCGAGGACGCAAAAGTTAAAATTGAGTATGCGGCGTCTCTGACCGCAGCCAAAGTATCTTTTATTAATTCGGGAGTTAGACCTGGATCAATAACTGGACCTGTAGGTGTAAAAGAAATTAAACTTAAAGCGTCATTTACCGCCTCTTGAGCGGTGTCAATGGCAACCGCAGCGGCTTGATAACTTTCTGCAATAAATCTAATACTTAGAAACAAAAGAACCCATTTTAAGATTGGCCAAATAAATGCAACAAAATGTGTTACAAACAATAAAGTCATCAATGGAAATATTAAAATGTTTGTGAAAATGTTAAAAACAAAAAACAATGGGTCAAAGTTTCTTATAATATCATTTACTGGAAATGTATTGTTAGTTGATGCACAAGCTCTATCGTCTATTTCTTTGATACCCAAATGTTTTGCCCTACCAATACCATTTTTATATCTGTCAAGAAAAAGTGCTGTTGTATATACTTTATTATAATTAAATTCATAAAACCTATCTTCACAATTAATGGCTTCTTGGATCATTTGTGTATTACCATAATCATTCCAATCTAATGAAAATGCGTAAGATCTAAAAACATCATATAGTTCAATAGGATATTCAGTGAAAGTAAAATTTTGTGGTTGGTTTGTATTTAAAGCGATACCATCAATATAAAAAGATGATAGTGCGGGTATAGAAATTTGATTTGGGTCTCCAAAATATTGTTGTCCGTTGATATAAATAATAAATGATGATGTATTTGGAGCACTAACAAACTGAAGACCTACAGGTCCGATTATTTGAGTTGGTCCTACGGTGTTGTTGGCAGAAATTTGATAATTAAATGTGGTTGGTTTTTTTGTTTGTAATGGATCCTTATCATAAACTGACCATCCGTATTCTTTTATATTTGGTACTAAAAAATGTGCTCTTTGGAAGTTTCCGCTGTAATCTTGTTCTTTAATCCCTACTTCTTTTTTTACTTTATTTAATTGTTCATTAATCTTTTTTTGGATGTCCGACAATGTTAAATTTTGTTCTTTGTTCACCCATTTAAATTTGAACCTATACTTACCTTTTGTGGCAATTCCTTTTGTTGGGTCTTGAGATAAAATTTGTTGTCCGAATTCGTCAGTTACAACATAGTCCAAATTCATAGGTAAATTAACTAAAAATGCCCCATCTCCGTCTATAACTTTACCATTATTTTCTAAATTATATTGTTCTAATATTGGGTATCCATCATCATCGGTGTTAATAGTCTGCCTAATTGCCATTATTTGACCCTCACCCGCAATTAAATCACAAAGATTTCCGGTGTCATTTTTTGGCTTACAACTTATTTTAAGAGCGTCATCGTTTGTTGTTGATACTATAGAACCCATGAATACTGAAGTAGGTTCTATTTTAATGTTTGCCAACTTTGTCAAATCAAAATCAACTCTAGTAATTCCAATTTGACAAATATCTGTATCACCCCAAAGTGGTCTTACATCAACATCAAAATTTAAATTTACTATTTGAGGTAATGAATCTAAGTTTGTCGATGTTTTAAAACTGGCACCATCTACTTGGTCTTCAGTGGCAACTCCTTGTTGTATCAAATCTTGTGGTGAAAGTGAAAAACAACCGATGTCTGATAAATCAACATCCATAACCACCGTTTGATCCCCCAACGGAACCCCAAAAATCATAAAATCACCACTTTCATTAGTTTTTACAGAAAATCTATAATACTTGTCATATACTTCAATATATGATTGATCCATTAGGGCGTCAGCTCTTGTCGGAAAAGTTCCCGTCGCTTGATGTCCAATGTATGCAGGATCTTTCGGTAATAGATTATATCTGTAACCTTCTTCGTTTCTATCGGATAAATTTTGATATGGGTATAATTCCGCAATAATAGGATTTAACTGATCTTCAGTTTCTAATGGTATGAAAACCGAAACTCTAGCATTCGGAACACCAAATCCATTATTTACCAAAACTCTTCCTACTATAACACCATAGTCTGAACAAAATCTGGTATAAACATCTTCAGATAATAACTTTAAAGAAAGTATTTCTAAAAACTCAAAATCTTGATCTAATTCTACGTTTATGTACTTATCAACACCAACTTGTGTTCTTATCCTATATGACTTGGGCATTAATTTTTTACTTTTTTGATAAATAGTTTATTTCCTATTTTCAAAAATAGGTCTGAAAATCAAAAAATAAATTACTAAGAAAAACTAACGGTTTTTAAATTAAGAACTCTAACCGTAATGTCTTTATTTGGAAATCTAATTTGATAGATCTGTGATGGTTCAGCAAATATAGTATCTGCAAATAATTGTATCTCTCGAGTTGCAGGATCTGAATAAGTTTGTGATGTTTCAAATGATGAATATTGACCTCCAACTAAATTGAAAAATCTCATATCTGAAATACTAATAACCCCATTTTGACTTTGAATTAATCTTTTTAGCTCAGACACGACAACATTTTGACCTAATTGTCTTGTAAGTGAATTAAAATAATCTGAAATAATTTCAATAACTTTAGCGACCACAGCTCCTGATGTTGTTGAGCTATCTAACACGACATCACACTCCACGGCTAAATCTATAGGTTGAGCACTTTCAATTGAAATATAATCATTTATCATTCGATAGTTTGATAAATAATTTGCAACATTTTGTTTCAAAGTATTTGATATAACATCAGTTAAATTACCACTAGTGTCGTAAGACAACATTTTTATTTTTATTTTATTATTTTCTTCGGTTATTGAAACTTTTGCAGGTGCTCCAAAGATAGAAGGCATCGTTCTGATTATTGAATCGTAATCATTTACAGTAACGGCTCTATTTTGGGCTGAGAAGTTGAATGAAACCATTTGTCTAACATCTTCGGTTGTTGGTGCGTTTGCACCTCCAATAGCTGCCGTAACATTATTACATCTAAGACTATTGATAACAGTTCTATTTACATTAGCCGATGGTCCATTTACAGAAAAAGAAACAGTACCAATTTGATTTATAGTATCAATACCTAAATTACTTCCAGTTCCTCCTCCAATTCGGTATTGGATAAACAAAGTACTATTTGATTTTAATGTACTTCCCAATCCTAAATTATTCGAGTATCTTGCAAGGTCAAATCCTTTACCATCTCTTGCAAATTCTCTTAATTGTTCTTCGGCAGAAATATTACCACCCCCAAATGTTAATTTACAAAAACCTTCAGGTGTATATTCTGATATAAATTTTTGTGATGTAGATATGTATCTTCCAACTTTTATACCAGGTTGATCAGATGGTTTAGTTGGGTCTTCAACAAATACTCGATCTTCAACCAACGCTTTAACTTCATACCATCGATCAGGGCCAAGTGTAATAAAATCTTGTGGTTGTGGTATTGTACTATATTGTGTTCCATCTTTTAACAAAACACTTGTTATACCTAAAACATTTTTCTCAGGTAAAAACAAAGGAAAATATGGTACAACATCATTAGGGGTAATAACTCTTTTGAAAACTTTTGTAACCCCATTAACCACAACTTCTCTTTTTGTTATGGTATAATTTATTAAGTTACCACTAGAGTCAAAATTTGGTATTTTTAGTCGGTTTGGTGTTCCTTCAGCATTTATTGGTGATGCGAAATCAATATCATAAACGGTTTCAAATGGTTGTCCTGCACCATTTACTTGTGATCCTCTTCTTA